ACTCCTTGATAGATGGTCGAGCCAGCAACTGCCAAAGCTAACCAAGGTATAGCCATGATTACCCCCTATTTACAGAATTACGTTGATTCTATTGGGTTTTCAAAAGGTTGCAACCATAAAGCTATATGGCAGATATACCTCATGCAAAAATATCGAAGTCCATCTTCGCCACCGTCAGGCCGGGTGCCTTACCGCCCAGGCTGTGAGTTCTTGTCATGCGGTTATATTCACCGCCACCGAGCATCAGATACCCGAATGAGTCGCCAATGTGCGAGTGTTCGTTCTTGTTGGGTGCATCTCGGAACCGCTCTTGCCCTGCGCCGACCGCCACGCGCTTGAAATGGTAGCCACCGGCCAAAGACTTTCTCAGCAGCTTGCAGTTGCGGTTGACGATCAGCCCTGGTTTGCCGTCGATCAAGCGCTGCATAGGCGCTGCGGAGGCTTCTCGGCGTACCTTGAAGTCGTTGCTGGCAGTGGGTTGAGCCTTTAGCCCCAGTGTGCGCAGGAAATCAAACGCTGTTACCTCGTAGATGGCATCACGCGCCATACCGGCAGGGTCGCCCCAAATCATCACCTGGTGCTGTGGGTATCGCGCATTGAGCTCGGCCAGCAGTTGCATACCGAATCGCTCAAGACCCATGTCAAATGTCACGATTTCATGGTGGATCACCCAGCGGCCATTGGGTAGACGCTGGCCAATGGTGGCAGCTGGGGTCAATCCGAAGTCGAGCCCGACCTGAATCGGCACTTCAAGCGACAGATCGGTTTCGCCCGACATGGTGGAATCGTCATATTCAGGCCAAACGGGTCGGCCTTCTTGGACGTAGGTGTACAGACCGCCTGCGTAGCACTTGATCCAATCCAAGTTCTTACCCAGCAGCATCTGTTGGTAGTAGCCGCCGGGTAGGTTGTTGACATTCTCGGCCTTTGGGTTGACCTTCCACCACTTGCCAGCAGCGAATATATGGTCGTTGGCCTCGGGATTGTCTGGCAGGTGTTCAGGGTCAACCTCGATCACACCACCAGGCTGCTGCCAAAACTTCCAAGCGTACTGCCCGGTCATCTTTTCCTTGACGGCCATCTTATGCCACCAGTGATCGTCGTCTGTTGGGTTGGTATCCATCCAGATACCGTGCCATGTGGCACCGCCATCGCGCTTGGTTGGGTAGCGTCCGACCCGGTGGGTCAGGCCATCGATCACCGCCTTGGGCAGCTCTCGCGCTTCGTTGACCCACGCACCGGTTAATTCCAGCGACAGCAGCTTTCTAACGTCTTTTGGCTGGTCTAGCGCCAAGAAAATGACTTCCATATCGATGCCTGCGGCCTCACCGCGGGCTGGTAGCCGGATATGGTGGGTGATTGGTGGGGTGTGCATCATCGGCCCGAAGGTGGATTCGGGGAACAGGTCGAGCCAGGTCTTAATGGTGGTAGTTTTCAGCATCGGATAGCTGTTTCGCACCACCGCCCAGCGCGAATATCGGATGTTATCAATCGGGCTTGGCTTTTGTTGAATCGCCTTCTTGAAGATCTTTGCCGCGCAACCGTAGCTTTTGCCGGAGCCCACCGGCCCCATCACGCCCTGGACGAAGGCGTTGCTCTGGAAGAAGTCGTAAATCACCGGGCTCTCGCTGAAGTCGAACCTCAGACCCTCGCTCGATACCGTCTTGCTGGACTGCTCTTTCGTTTTTGACACGTTTCCTCCAAAGACTCATTATTGGCCAGACGTTGGCGCGACCACGTTGACATCAATCACGCTAGGCTTGTCGTTTTCATCAGGGTTGTCCAGCAGGCCGGAAGCCTTGGCCAGCAACCGCAAGACACCGACCTTATCGTACAGCTCGATGTCCAAGAAACTGTTGCCTTCCTTGTCAGTTCTGACCGAGACCTTCTTGATCGCCTGCAAGGCGTGTTCAGGGATTTGGTGAGCAGCCTTGACCTTGACCTGGCCGTCCTCATCCCAGGTCATGATGTCCGTGATCTTGGTGTTGGCCATGCAAAGCAAGGCATAGGACACCGCTTCTCGGTTCTGGATCAGGGTGTTTGAGCGCTCCAACCGACGCTGGATCGAGCGAGTACCACCCCAGTTGGTCAGGGGCGGTACTACGTTGGATTGTTTTTTAGCTGGCATCAGAAAGGTATCTCTTCGTCAGCCTGCGGCTGGTAGCCATTGCCCTTGGCCTGGTTGTGCGAAGAAAGCGGCGGCGCACCAATCGACTTCACCTTGCCAATCTTGATCTTGAAGTACTGCTCACCCGCCTTAGTCGTCGCAGGATTCAAGTCAAGGTAATGCACCGTACCATCCGGCAACATGACGTCACCACGGAACGCAGCGTGCCAATCCTCCTTCTTTTCCTTGTTGATAAACGCACTGCCAAAGTTCGGCTTATGTTCCCATCCCATGTTGTTAATCTCCTAAGTTGTTGCAAAAAACCCACCAGACAAAAAAGTGGGGAAAACTCTTTAGACTTTGTTCTCGTCCAGCCGGTGATCGCCACACCAATCATTCACAAACACCACCGGATAACCATTCATCGTCGGCGCATGACGGCGGCAGCGGCCAAGGTCATATCCAAGTTTTGCAGCCGGTTGTTTCGGGACAAACCAGATGCAAGTCTTGCAACGCATCCCATCAGACCGATGCACCCAAGGGTCAACCGGAACATTGCTTTCTTGTAACTTATCCATCATTACCTCCGTTTTAAAAAAGTGGGGAAAAATTGTGACAAGCCCCCGCTAGCGCTCATGACGGGGGAGGGGGCAAAGGGTGCCTTTTTGACAACGGATGATGCCAGATCGATAACGCAATCGATCCTGCAACCAGGTCGTGCTGGCATCGCTTCAACGCAGACACGTCGTTACCCCCCCCTGCCTTCTGGACACGTCAAAACACCATACGTTCGTTTGGACTTTGGACACTTTGGATTACAGCCCTTTAGAGCCGTTTGCCATGCGTACCCATGTCTGCCTATTACCTGTACCCTGATCGCGCCTTGTAGGCACCTTAGATCGCGTTTAAATGCCATGCCGTGCTGTCAGTTCATCCGATTGCAGCATGATCAGGTCGTTGGCCAGCATCGCGCCATCGGTCGGCAAGGGTAAACCTTCAGCTGCATAGCGATCTGACAACTTATCCATCAGTGTTTCCAGTTCTGCAACTGTTGTTTCATTTGCAATGTGTTGAATTGATTCTTGGTTGCTTAAAACATTAAAACCTTTATTTAAAAATAACCTTAATACTTTATCTATACTTATGTTTTCTGTGTTTAGTGCAACCTCTGGATGTAGCCGATCATGTTGCCTATGGAGCGAGTTATCCACAGGTCTAGGTTGCCTATGTGTAGCCTCTTCATTGGCAACCTCTGAAAGTAGCGTATTGACTGCTTTCTCTTTCTTCTTTGCTATCTGTTCTTTCATCTTGGCAACCGTGACTGTGTCTCCTGACTTTGGCATTTGATACTCCCTTGGTGGTTGTTGAACTGGCTTAATTACTCCGTTGATCATGTCGTGGATGCGCTTCAATCCTTCTGGATCTGGTGTCATGTCCTGCATCTGTTTCTCCTTCATTAGCGGTGTTCTGGTGTCCTCAATGCGGCTAGTGACTGCCACAGCTGTCTCAGCATCGATACTCTTATCGAAGATCAACCTGATGCTGTTTGACCTCTCGCCTCGCCAGCCCTTGCTGATTACTTCCAGGTAACCAGCCTTGACTAGCTTGCCGACTTGCCTGGTGATGGCTTGCCTGCTAACGCCCAAGTCTTGAGCTAGCCTGGCTTGCCCGACCCAAGTGATCCCAGCTCGGTTGCAATAGCTGGCCACCAGCAACAGCGTGCGCAACATGCCTTCGGTGAGGCTTTTGTCTGTGGCTGCTCGGATCGGCACCACAACCAGCTTGCGCTGGTCTGGCATCGGCTCCTTCTCGCGGATCTTAGGCTTCTTCGGAAGCGCGAACTGCACCACGTTATCAGGCATCGGGCTCAATCCTCATCCCCTGCAATCAGCGCAATCCAAATGGCAATCGCGGCCAATCCAATCAAGCCGCCGAGTGTCATCAGCAGCACGCCGAACAAAGCGATAGCCATCACCGCCACCGCAGCTGACCCGCCAGCTTCCGCACATGCGCCTCCGGCGTGATCTGCCCGCTGTGGTTCCTGTACGGGCTCTCTGAGCGCCTTTCCACACACGGCTTACAGATCCATCGCGCTGTGTTCTTGCCGCGCCTAAAGATGCCGCCAGCCTCTTCCCTGGTGCATTGGCAACTGGTGCAGAACTTGGTATTCATATCAGCCCCTTGATCCGCTTGATCTCCCAGCCCGTCGCGTCGTGGATCTTCAAGATCCGCTCGGCTGTTACAGACATCTTGCCGTTTCTTATCTTGCTGACATACGCTTGCGGCCAGCCCAGTTTGACAGCCAGGTGCGCGTCGTTGCGAGCTCGTAGCTCAGTAATCAGTGTGTCCAGCAGCCGGTGGTCATTTCTTGGTTTTTTCATTCTTATATCTCCTCAACATTTCATTTCGCAGCTTGGTCTTGCCCTCAATGCCGCGCCGCTCTTCGACACTGAGTAAATATTGCATCTTGGTAACCTTCGGCTTCCGGGCCTTGTCCGGTAGCTTCAGAGCCCACCGCACCTCGCACTCAAAGCGCCAGGCTTCGCTGTGCGTGCAGAGCTCAACGCCGTCCACCAGCACAGTGCGAGGCTTCCAGTGCGGCCTGTCGCAGTGCTGGCAGTGCTCATAACCTGCGGCCACCATGCCGCCTCAGATACCGCCTGGCCTGCTTGACCGAGGCCATGATCCCAAGGCCCGAGTAACGCCACATCCGAAACGCTCGCCACAGTCGGATCATTTGACGCGCCTCACCTTGTTAGCCTTCGCAGCCTTAGCCTGCTCGCGCTGGATGCGCTTAAACTTGGCGGCTAAGTCCATCGCCGTACCCGCTGGCTTGTACTTAAAGTCAGGGTTGTAGACGCTTGGCGTGTCATCGCGTTTCTTTTGCTTCTTTGCTGGCATGTCATCAGCTAGCTTCAGTTTCGTTTGCATTGTTTCCCTCCAATTGATCTCGTAGCATAGGTATAAAGTCATCCAATAAAAGACATACGCGCCAGGGCTGGCCGTTGCGCCGGTAGACTACCACCGGCACCTCGTTCGGCTGCGCACACGCCTCCACCTGTTGCGACCAAGCATCAATCTGCAACCGCTCCTGCCGCTTAACCTCAAGCCTGAAGTGCTGGATCGTGATGTCATCAGCACCATCTCTGGCCTGCCCCAGGTTGCGCTTGACCACAAACCCGAGCTCGTCAGTCAGTAGCTTCGCCAGCTCACGCTCGCCTGCAGCACCCTTGTTCCGCTTGCCGCGACCGTTCATGCGCCACCTAGCAGCTTATTCAGCCGATCCTGCGTGGTCTGGTAGCGCTTGCCGTAGGCTTCCAGTATCAGCTCTTCCAGGATCGACACCCTGGTGCGACGCTGCTCTGTAGCCGCCTGGTCTAGCAGCTGCCGCACTTCTGGCCGCATACGCATTAAAAACATCTTGCCCTGTTTCATAACTCCCCCTTGTATATCGCCCGAATATAATTCCAAGACCGTAACGCCGTCAACGCTTGCCAATTTGACAGCGCCTAAAATTATTTTGGTTTGGGGTGTTGACATATCTCGCCGATATATGAGAGTCTCTGTCTACGGTCACTCAAGACCGCAACGCCACCGAGATACAGGAGCGCAAAACATGAGCAAGTATGTAGCT